GGGGCCCCTGGCGCAGTGCAGTGCATCCTCACCCTTGAGGGTGAGATCTCCAACTTTGTTGGAGGGACCATATAGTTTTGGCGGCCGTCAGGAGGGCGTCGTTGGAAAAGCGTGTGAGAAATATCCCATATGCTGGACCAACGAGCGGCATGCTCGAGCACGCTTGGATGGATTATCTCGATCCAAAAAGTGCCGGGTGGGCTCGCAATACTGCTGATAATAAGGCAGTGTTCGCTCAACTTGACGGGATTCAGGTTACTGAATCAGAAAGCCATCCCGGCTGGGATTCTTCTTTTAAGAAGAATTTCAGCGGGGACCGAGGCGGCCCGTTCTACTCTCAGAAGATATACTCAGTGCTGGGTAATACCAGTCCTGTTGTACTCTTCAAGGGAGAAAGTACGGAACCAACTGAGAGTTGGCCCTCGGGACATTTGTATGACCAGTATTATTATTCTGGTCCATACTTGCCCTGTGAGCCAAATTTGCTTTCCTTCCCCAACACGTTTCGGTCTCTCGATAGAGAGCTCGATGCGCTAGGGACGAAAGCTATCTCTCAGTGTTCGCCTTCGAATCCTTCCGTCGATCTAGGCGTAGCCATAGGAGAGTTGATCCATGATGGGATTCCATCCCTGATTGGATCCACGCTACGAAAGTGGCGTGATCTCGGAGGGAGTGACCGTAAAAAGGCCATTTCCCACGAGCACCTCAACTATGAGTTCGGCTGGAAACCATTGATCAGTGATATCAGAAAACTTTGTTCTGCTATCATATCTGCGAATTCGATTCTCTCGAATTATAGCAGTAATTCTGGTCATTTGGTTCGACGGCGGTATGACTTCCCGCCTACCGACGACCACGCATCAACAGTCGTGTTGCAAAACGTTAGTCCTTGGTGTAATCCAAGTACTAATAGACTGTTGGTACCGGGGTACGTTGGTAAGGGACAGGTGTTCTTCACTCATAGAGTGCAGAAACGTCAGTGGTTCTCTGGCGCGTTTACATATTATGTTCCGCCTAGTGATACTATGCGGAACGATATGGCGCGTCAGGTCATCCAAGCAAGGAAACTTCTTGGACTATCACTGACTCCAGACGTTCTCTGGAACCTGGCTCCTTGGAGCTGGGCTGTCGATTGGTTCGGAAACGTCGGTGACGTTCTATCGAACTGGACCGACTGGGCCATTGACAACCAGGTGTTGGCATATGGTTATATGATGGAACATTCCATCAGAAGTTATAACTATATCTTCTCTGGGCCTACGGGTTGGTACCCGTTGGATCAGAGACCGACTGACGTAACTACGTTTTGTGAAACGAAGATACGTCGACAGGCAACACCATATGGTTTCGGCGTAAGCTGGGACGACTTGTCGCCCCGGCAGCTCGCCATTGCTGCCTCTCTCGGGATAACCCGAAGTAAGTAGAGGCCGCAGATGTGCTATCCTGCGTTGCAACGCCAATGGGGGTCTAACCGGGCCCCTAGGAGTGATGCTCATGTCATTCACCGAACCGCTCGTGGTCACCATTTCGGGCTCTGCGATCAACCTCCCGCGCGTCAGCGTGGGGGATGACCGATCAGAGTACACGAGTGGCGACGGCCTGTACTCAATCTCTGCCTCCCATGACTATGGGAAGCGGACGAGGAGGGCCTTGCGGATCGATGCCTCCAAGTTGGCCCCAGATCCGTTCAAGCCAGTGGAAAACGTGAGAGTGTCGATGAGCCATTACTTGGTCTTCGACCTCCCACCCGCTGGCTATACGGCGGCTGAGGCGGAAGCGGTGTATCAGGGCTTCAAAACCCTCTACATCGCTACCGGCGACACGATGGTGAAGAAGCTCTTGGGTGGGGAGTCGTAGGCTATCGATTACTCTGATTCGTCGAAAGACGATGAAGAGCTCGATTTGCCTATTCATCTCCACTCCATTGAGTTTCTTCTCACGTGCCGTGCTTTGAACGTGGCCCTAGAAGACCCCGATCATCTATTGATGAAAGGAGAAATCTCGGTCCACGTCGCCTTTCGGGAGGAAACTCCCTTGGAAGGCGTAGCACTGATAATGATCCGCGTGTCGCGTTCTCTAGGAAATTCCTAGTGATCGTGACCGTGGTCACCAGTGCTATCTTTACTGGAAGCAATATCTACGTAACCTACGTGCATTCTTATGTATGTAGGTAAGGTAGATGTGAACTCAGCTTCTGTGAGTGCGAGAACTCGGCGTTACAAAGTATCGTACTTTGTATATTCCTCATTCCCGTTCTTCATAGCTGTCTGAGCTAGACGACAGAGCTAGGGATAGTACACCTTCCTATCGAAAGGAGGGGACTATGAAAAGCCTGACGTCACTCTGGTCCTGTACAGCCAACGAAATGGCTGTACGATGTTGCACTAGCGCCACCCACGACATAAAAACTGTCGTGGACCGGACTGAACACGAAGGGCTATCGTTTTTGGCGATATCCCTGGCGGGTTTCGGAAAAGCCTTCGAAAGTTGGCTTGACCTTGGCCTCGTCACCCCTTCGGACGTTCCTAGCTTTAAAACAGCTGGTGGACGTCGTACTGGTCTCCCTGCATTTCTGCAAGGTTTCCTTGGGCGTGTGTTCGATCCGTGTAGTGGTGTGCTATTGAATGATCCCGACATCGAGACAATCTATGCTATTCGACAGCTAACGCTGTCGTTTAGTAAGATTGCCCTTCCAGAGACCTCCAGCAATGGTAGGTCTCGGCAGGTGGTAACACCTGCCCGTGAAAGGCAAGCGATGTCGCAGTTCGTTCAATGTGAGCAGGAAGTCAGATTCTCTGACAGTATCCTTGATCCTTCTTATAAGGAGGATTTTAGGAGAATGTCAGGATTGCTTTTCGGCGAGCTATTCGACTCGATGGAAGTGATTCTTTCGAGTTCGAAGCTCGTTCCGAAGCATGGTCCAGGCAGTACTGCTGATCGACTTACCAGTAATGGTAAGTGGAACCAGCAAACCTGGACCGTCAGACTTGAGCAGGTATTCCCTGCTCAAGACTACCTCGTTCCGAATCATTCCTTTCGGTTTGATTCGAGCGCTGACGTCTCTTATGGGATGTCAGCGGCGTTCTGGGCTAAAACCCAGAGCGTTTCTGAGGTTGACTTCCTCGAACCCGGCGCCGAGATGCCCGTTAGGGTTATCACGGTTCCTAAAACGCTCAAGACACCCCGAATCATTGCCATTGAACCTACCTGTATGCAATATATGCAACAGGCGGTTCTTGGCTTGATTCTTGACCGGCTAAAAGAGGATGACTTCCTCTCGTCGGTTATCGGAATATCTGATCAGGACCCTAACAGGTCTATGGCCAGAGAAGGGTCCCTTACTGGGGACCTTGCTACACTCGATTTGAGTGAAGCTTCCGATCGTGTCTCGAATCAGCATGTACTCGACCTTTTCGCTGGACATCCTCTTTTGTCTGAGGCTGTTCAAGCGACTAGATCGACGAACGCTGACGTACCTGGTCACGGCGTCATGCCGTTGGCCAAGTTTGCGTCTATGGGTTCAGCTCTCTGCTTTCCCGTTGAGGCGATGGTATTCCTTACCGTCATCTTTCTCGGGATAGAAAGGGAGCTTAGCGCTCCACTTTCTTGCGTTGCGGATCTTCATCCGTTTCGCAAGCAGGTGCGTGTCTTTGGTGACGACTTGATTGTCCCCAGAGACTATGTGCTGTCCGTCGTTGATGAACTTATGGCCTTTGGCCATAAAGTTAACATCAGCAAGTCTTTCTGGACCGGAAGGTACAGAGAATCTTGCGGACGAGAGTATTACGATGGCCATGACGTTTCAATCGTCAAGGTCAGACGTGTACTCCCGACGCGACGGCAGGATGCGGCTGGTGTAATTGCATCAGTTGCCCTCCGGAACCAGTTTTACTGGGCCGGTTTGTGGCAGTCTGCTGCATGGATGGATGATTTCATTAGGAATGTCTTAAGACATTTTCCTAATGTCGCGCCATCCTCGCCAGTGTTGGGCAGGGAGTCAGCTCTTGGATATGAATTCCAAAAGCTGGATCCATACACGCACAGCCCTCTTGTCAAGGGCTACTATGTGCATGCCGAACCTCCTCGAGATCATCTCGAGGGGAGCGGTGCCCTACTCAAGTGTCTCTTGAGGCTAGGTCAGCCTTTGAGGAGTCTATATGACTTCTCAGAGGATGCTTCGCCCCAATTCGACGTTGCGAGCGTCGATGGTGAGCACTTGGAGCGTTCTGGACGCCCCGAGCACGTCAACATCAAGCTCGGAAGGAGGTCGCCCTTTTAGGGGGCGGCCGGCGGTGTAGAAACCGCCGCAGGAGATCGAAGTTGATCTCTCCTGTGTCCTCGGACCATCCTTCAGGATAGTCCTAGGAGCATGGTG